TGTGGCAGAAGAACTATACGGAATCAAAATAATTCGTTTAGATTCCGATATAAAAGACGAACCTATACAAGAAGTCTAATTATAGTCACATTTGTGCCAACCAGAGGGTCGCCCTCTGGTTTTTTTATCCGTATAAATACAGTACAGGAACTAATTTATGGCAAAAAGCATAGTTGTAACTTTTGGTAGATTTAACCCACCCACTGCGGGACATCATCTATTGGCACAAGAAGTAATGCGGCAAGCAGGGGAAATGGGAGCAGATCATATGATCTTTGGCAGCATGAGTGCCGATCCTAAAAAGAATCCGCTTACTCCAGAACAAAAAGCGAAGCACATGGGAAGAGTTCTAGGAACCCCTAGAGTTCATGTTGGTGAGGGTGCTAAAAATCCATTTGAGATGCTTCATCATCTAAGTCAACAAGGTTACGATAGAGTTCACATGGTTCTTGGTTCAGACAGATCAGATGAAGGCATATTTAAAAAGATGCAAGAGTATGTTGCAGCTGGTGAATTGCCAGGTGTTGGTAAACTCGGAATAAAGAAACTTACAGGTTCAACTGCCGGTGAAGCAAGAAGTGACGATGCCAAAGGTCTAGCTGGTGTTTCTGGTACAAAGCAAAGAGCATTTGTTTCTGCTGGAGACTTTGCCGGATTCAGAAGAGGTCTTCCTGCACATGTTTCGGAAGAACACGCCAGAGAACTTTTTAGTGATGTTGCCTCTGGTATGAAAGAGACACCAAAGAAGAAAGTCGCAAAGAAAGCGAAGAAGAAACTCAAAGAGAGTTTATACTTTGGTCCTTTGTCGTTTGTTATTAATTCTCTGATCACAGAAGCAGAAAGAAAAACAAGAGTAGAAACAAAAACAGGAAATAACACAAGAAAAAGAAATCAAAGAGCCCGAGATGATGCAAAAGCACAGGGCGGCGATATGCGTCAATACTGTATAGTTAAAAGTAAAAACGATGAAGTAATGATTATACGAAAATCAAACTTCGATGATGCCTCCCACATTCTTAAAGTTAGTAGTGATAAAATGACTATGGGTGCTGCACAAGCAGCAACAAAAGAAAAGAAATTTGTTCAAACTAAATCATCTATTACTCTTTTTGGAAAAATACAGGGAAAACCAACAGCAAACGAAAAAACTGGTGGAACTAAAAAAGAATCAGGAAAAGAAAAAACCAAAAGTAAAACAAAATCTAGTAAGAAAAAAACAAAAAAGGATGTGCCGCAGGCACCTCCTACAAAAGTTCCAAGAGTAACTGGATCTAAATCTAGATTTCCAGACGACGATCATGCTGCGGGTGATATGGAATCTGGTATTGTTGCTGCGTTTAATGCTGCGATGGGCATACCTTTACAAAAACAAGTAAAAGATAAACTCATAACCCCAGAGGCAGCAAAGTTTATAGAAACAAGTACGACACTTGGTGACTCTGCAAATAGAACACTACAAGCAATATCCGAACAACTTTCAGTAAAGCATCCTGGTTCAAATTTTGTTGCAATTCATTATGGTGCAACAAAAACAGAAAAATTAAGTAAATTTTGGACTGGTTATGGTGGAGTGGATAATACTCCAAAATCTGATATACTTTTCCGAGACACTAATACTGGACAAATCGTTGGTGTTTCTGTCAAGTGTGGACCTTCTCAGTTAATGTCAGGTAAGGCAGGAGGCGAAGCAACTGCTACTGTATATACTGCTCTTGAAGGAATGGATAAAAGAGATCTAGAACCTAAAGTTCAAAAGAAAGTTCAAAAACTAATCAAAGCATTAAAAAACTTAGTAAATGATCCAAGAAGAACTAAGGGCGGTGATATATCTGATTATCTAAAAGGAGAACTTAAAGGTAAAGATAAAGATATATTGATGTTTGATAAACTGCATAAAGAAGCAAAGAAGGATCTGGAGGATCTATTATCGGAGAGTAAAGAATTTAGAAAAGGATTTGTATTTGAAGCACTCACCGGAGCTGCAAAATTCGATACAGGAAATCCAAAGAAAATAAGTCCGGCGGTTGCACAATATATACTTTCAATGAACAGAGATGGAACTGAAACATCTCTAACACAAATAACACCGGAATATGCAGATAAAGTTGCAGATGCTTTGAACTTTGTAATTCGCTTCAAGAGCAGTTCTGTTAAATCAACAGAAGGGATTGCTTTCGAGAAGAAAACTGGTAGAAAATTATATTCATATTGGAGTGTAATATCAATGGTATTAAATCCAAAGAAATTGATTAAAGAAATATTCACACACAATGCATTTTTGAATACTCTAATAAAAGAAGATCAATCTACAAATAGAGAAGTATCTGAAACATTAGATCAACTAGAAAATCAAATTGGAGGAGACATTTACTCCTTGATGCAATTTCTAGAAATTGAACCAGATGAATTTGCAACTGGCGACATTGATTTTACTACTTTTGGTAAATTGGAATCTGGATTCTATAACACAATTGTAATAGGTGACAAACAATACGAGATACCAGTTGAAAAAAATATAATAGAACAAAGATATATTTCCCTTGCTAAAAGATTCTTATTAGAAAAAAGAAACTACAGAAAAGAATATGACAATTACCAAGGACGATCAGATCAGATTGAAAAACGATCCAGTCGAAATAAAGCAAGAAGACTTCTCAAGAAGATGGGAAGAGTAAGCTACGGGGACGGTAAAGATGTGGATCACAAGAATGGCAACCCAAAAGATAATAGTGTTAAAAATCTAAGAGTTACCAGCAAGTCTCACAATAGATCCAAGAGGTAACTATGCAGGAAGTAGATCTAATCAAGGAGTTTAGTTTTAATTATTGGATCGAACTTGGCATTGCTGTCGCAGTTGCAATTAGTGCAAGCATATGGAAATTGTGGCCAAAGAAAATCAAAAAAGAAGATGACATGGACTGGAGAGTTCATAGTGACATTCACGAACAACTAACAGAAATAAGAGTTCTTTCAGATGCAGCAAGAGCACAATTAATTCGGTTTCACAACGGTGAGTACTTCATGGATGGTGTGTCGATGAGAAAACTCTCACTCACACACGAGTCTGTTTCTCGTGGCGTGGCAGCCGAAGGTGACAAGAAAACAGGTCTTTTAATTTCTCTCTTCGCAACACTTATTGAAAAAATAATTAACAACTCAGCAGATATGCATTTTGTATCATCTGAAAGAGAAGGATTTCATAAGTCCTTTATGGAAATATCAAATGTAAACTCATTCATGGTGCTTCCAGTAAAATACAAGAATAACATTTCTGGTTATTTAATGCTTCAATGGTGTAGCCCAAGCAAGACAAAGAAGGCACTAAATAATATTATTCAAACATCTAAACTTATGACAGATACAAGAGACAGAATACAAGTACTCCTTGAAGAAGAAACAAGGGTGAAACAATGAAGGATTTAAATAAATTAATGAACGAAGATTTAAGAAATTGGTTCAATCCAAAACACCCGGATGGTGGATGGAAAAGAATTAATTCAAAAGGGGAGGCAATAGGACCATGCGCGAGAGGATCAAGTTCAGAACCCAAACCAAAATGCATGTCGAACAAGAAAAGAAAGCAACTCAGCAAAAAACGAAGGGCTGCGGCTGTAAAGGCAAAAAGAAAACATGATCCCGTGGCGGATCGTGCGGGTAAAGGTGGCAAACCAGTAAATGTTTCTAACTTTGGAAAGGGAAGGATATCAGAGGCGATGGAATACTTAACAGAAAAGAATGTACCAACAAATCCAGAATTATGGTCAAAGGCAAAAGCACTTGCAAGATCGAAGTTTGATGTATATCCATCAGCCTACGCCAATGGTTGGGCCGCTAAATGGTATAAGAGCAAGGGTGGTGGTTGGAAGACTAAAAAGAAGCATAAAAAGAAAGTACATGAAGAGTTTGCAATATTTGATCCAAAGATTAAGAAATATATTAAAGGACAAGAAACAGATCCAGCAACCGGACAACCTCTTCCAATTTTTGCTAAATCACCAAACGACTTAAAGCGATTATCAAAAAGTAGAGACGGCACCTCTTTAATTAAAGTATATGATCCAAAGGATGAAGCATCTCCTATAAGTGAATCTGTAAATTACTTTTATGCAAATCAAATGAAAAAACTTCTGCCAGAGAATCATATAGCAATACAAAAAGGAAATGAAATTGACGACGAAGGTGAAATGGCAGCAAATCAACTTGACACAATCCAACACGCAATAAAGAGACTAAGAAACAAAATAAAAGGAAAGAATCAACAACTTCCTGCATGGGTTCAATCGAAGATAACAAAGGCAACTGATGGTATTGACACTGTTGCTGATTATATGTCTAGCGATGCAGAAGAAGATTTGAATGAGAATTTTATTTATGATTATGCAATTAATGTAGGCAAAGGAGGATATAGACGCCACAATCCAGAAACAGATCCTCCTATTATAAGAGACAACCGAGACGAGAAAATGTTTCCTTTGCCCAAAGGTGTAAGTGTATTACAAGCTCTACAAGATATTGCTCATCCACCAACTGGTTTAAAAGGATTAATTCGAAAAATAAAACTAGCAGTTGGATTAGGAGAAGATCTCCAAGTAAATAAAGAAAGTGATACTGAAAAGGACAAACGAAGACTAGAAGAAGCAAAGAAACCATACAAAGGATTCGTGAAGGGAAAGAATCACCCTGAAGGCGGACTCTCTCGTTCCGAGGCAAGAAGACAAGGTATTCATGCCGGTATTGAAACTAAACGAGAAGCACAAAAGAAGGGTGGATTCGGCAAACTCTCAGGAAAGACTCAGAAGAGAAGAAAGTCGTTCTGCTCTCGTATGTGTGGAATGAAGAGAAGAAGAACCAGTGCAAAGACTGCAAGAGATCCAAAGAGCAAGATCAATGCTGCACTCAGAGTCTGGGGATGCCGTTGTGAGTCATACAATCCAACATGTGATGTCTGCGACTACGAGAAACAATTCCTTGTTCAAGAAGAAGTAGTCAATAAGAAAAACAAGGGATCAATGACTAGAGCAGAGATTAGAACAAGAGACGAGAAAGCAAAAGGCATCAAACCACAACCAATCAAAGGCGACACCGACGACGAGTCGAGACACCGTATTGCCACATATATTACCCTAAGAGCTCGCGGCGGTGTAAAGAAGAATAAAAAAGCAAAGAAATAAGCGTTATAAATAAGACTAGGAGATAAAAATGAAGAAATTTAAGCAACTCTATAAAGAACTGTTAGAAGATTATACCGAAGGCGGATCCGTATTTAATGGATTCATGGGAAATCCAGCCAGAAGTGCGGAAAACGATTTCGGTGTATTTAGAATAGATCAAGGCGATTCTATGGCCAGAATCAACGCCTTCATTCATAGATTTCTTGGTGGTTCTTATGTAGATCCAAATGCCGCAATCAAGGAACTAAGAAGCAGACTCAATCATGTTGGAATTGATTTCCAATTTGATGGAAATAGAGTAAAACTAAACCCAGGCATCAATGCATTCCCAATTAAACATTACGGTGATGTATTTGGTCAGACTCCCACCACAGATTTATCAAAAGGATTTGATAGAGGAGAAGATCTTGCAAAGGGTGTGTTAGAAATTCTTTGCTCATATGATGAAGACTCTTGTATGTGGATGCTAAAGGGTAAAATTAAATTAGGCAATCCATCTGGTCCAGTCAATGAAAATATAGGAAGAAGAGTTGAAGCAAGAAGAAAAGAAAAAGAAAAATTATCCGAAGGTATGCTTGGCAAAATCGTGGATGTTGCAAAACAAGGTGCAAAAGTAGCAGGAGAAGTGAGCGCCGCGACAGATCAAATTAAAGGAATGATGCCGCCGATGCCTGGATCTGGAAGTGCTACAGAAAAAGCAGGAGAAGGCGGGGGCAGTGCAACTGTTCAAGCAGGAGATAAAGCAGCAGATGCAATTGCAAAAGGAAAAACTGAAGGTAAAAAAGACAAAGAAAAATTCAATCTACCAAAAGAAATTGAAGGATTAAAGAAAACAACTGGTGATATTCTCACCAAAGTTTCTGAAAAAGAACCAGTCACTCAATCCGCGGCACAGATAAGAAATCAACAATTAGCGGAAGAAAAACTTCTAATAGAATCTTTAGTAAATAAAAAAAAGGATTCAGAAAACATTCATAGAAAAGCAAAAGCACATAAAGGTGAAGCACACTCTACTGAAACCAACCGATCTGGATCTTCAAAACTTCACAGTTTAGCAAAGAAACTTAGAGAAGCATATTCAAAGAAGAAAAAAGTGAAGAAAATGTGTGAATATGGTTGTAGTGACGGAGGAGCTTCTTCGGCCGGACCAATGTCTGCTTCCATGCCATCAAGTGAAACTGTGGTTGGTGATCCTATGAGATTTAAACAATTACCAATATTTGAAGGTAAATTAGATAAACATACTGCAAAAAAACAATCAAAAGGAAATAAAGATAGAGCAAGATCAATAATGCATTTGATAAACAGAAAAGGTGAAATTAGAGATAGAGTTTTAATGCCAATTTTTAATCATCTCTTGCAAAAGAAAAATAAAGGTCAACTAAAGCTAGATCAAATCCAAAGAGAACTTTATTATGTTGTGAATTCTGCAATGAGAAAAGCAAAAACAACTCTAACCAAAACGGAAAAAGATAGAGTTGTCAACGATTTGGTAAGAAACTTTAGTAGATTTGCTAAATCTCACAAAATGAAGAAAAAGGGATCAAAGAACGATAGACAACCAATTGCTAAGTAATGAAACAAAAAATAAGTCCTGATACTTTTTTATTATATGCCAGCAAGATGTACAATAATCCATCTTGCTTGGGCATAGATGAATTTTATGAAGACTTAGATAAAATAAAATATATCAAAAGATTACTATTAAGATTTAAAAAAGGTGGAGAACTCAAAGAAAGATTGATATTAAATCATATAATAACTTTGCAAAACATATTTGGTGCAGAGGCATGTTGTAGAATACTCTTTTATAAAATAAATATAGAGTTGCACTCATTATTAAAATCTTTTTTACTCTACTTAAATTACATACCATATTCTATACCAGAAGTAGACGTTCAAAGTCTAAGAACAGATCATAGAATAGATAAAATATTAAAAGATCTAAAATGAATTATCAAAGAAAAACAAATTCTTCAAGTTTAGGTCAAATAGTAAATGCATTTTCATTATATAAATTTATAAAATCAATAACAACTCCATTTAAAGATATGGCAGCGTATAGAAGTGGAGTAATAGACGAAAAGGGTAATTTTTTAAAAGATCCTGATAAATACATTTCACCATACGATAAACTAATCATAAGACTTAAATTTTTGATAAACACATCATGTAGTCCAAAAATAAAAGCATATATGAATAATTTAGTTACTGCAATAGATCTATTGGCAGAAGAGTCTGTAAATATGTACGGAGGAAACAAAGAAATGCTTTCAGAACAAATAAAGAAGTATTTAAAAGAAACAGCAGAGTTTGAGTCAATTGGACATCTTCCCCATGTAGGTGAATTCATTTATCACGGAGGGGGTCATCATACGGTTGAGCACCTAAAAGCAACTTACGAAGCATTAACTGGCAAAGGAAGAAAGGGACACAACCTCTCGTACAAAGCAGATGGAAGTATATCACTTGTATTTGGAAAGTCTGGTGGTAGACCTTTTGTTAGTTACAAAGGACGGGGCGCAACGAGATTCTATTCACCAGAAGAAGTAAAAGAAAATGCAGCAAGAGAAGATAAACCTCACATTGTTACACCTTTCATTACTGCACTTGAGGTAGCAGGCCACGATAAAATAGATTCAGATACTGCATATCAAGCAGATTTCATACATGATTCGGGGGAAGGAACACTCAAAGGAAATCTGATTCACTATAAACGTCCAAAGAAGACCACCAAAACTATACTAGCAGTCCACGGTAGATTCGACTCACAGACAGGTAAAAGACTAGAAGCAGTTCCTGATGTCTCCTTTTTAAACACAGCAGAGCGACACTTTCCATCTCTTTCTCTTAATAACGTACCAAAACTAGGCCTCAGGGAAAGAAGACTACTAAGAGGTCATATCTCCAAAGCGAATAAAAAGTTAAAGAGAGAGAATGTGCAGGCGTTATCCGATGAAATTGCAGCGCATACGGATCCTACTACAAAAGATAAAGCCGCAACTCGTGCCGGACATATGACAATGTTCTCAAATGCCGTTCAAAGAGGCGAACATGCTAGAACAGTCCAAGGTTATAGAGATTTTACAACGGCAAGAATACAAAAAGCATTAGAAGGTAAGTTAGGAAAACAAGCAAGACGACTTCAGGGACACCTTGAAGCGTTCAGGGGTAGAGAAAAAACCCTACAGCACCTATTCGACGCTCACAATGCAGTTGATTCAGCAAGAGATGTTATATTCGGACACCTGACCAGGACCGGGCAATTGCCTATGCAACCAGCAAGAGGTCACGGTCATGAAGGGTTTGTTTCAGAACTTCCTGGATTACTTCCGATAAAATTTGTCCCTACTACATTTACTGCCGCAAATGTGGCACAAAAGGATAAGTTCAAGAAAAAGAAGGTAAACGAATTTATAGAAAAATACGGTCATCTTCTGTTTGAATATGGTATGGTTGCAAATTCGGTTGGTTCGGGGGGGGTTCAAGGATTGGGGTATGATTCTGAGGGTAATTTTAATGGTGATATCGCAGTCCCTGCTAAAAACAAACTAACAAGGAAGAAGAAAAAACGGCATTTTAAAATAGGAAGAAAAATACTAGGATTAGAAAGTTACTAATTCCTAAATATATTTGGAGGTTTTTATGATTCCTACAGAATTAATTTCATTAGTGGGTGGAAGCTTAACTGGATTCGTGTTCAAGTACATGGCCCAAAAGAGCCAAGACCAAAAAGAAATGTTTGAACGGTTAATCACCGCAAACAAACAAACAACCGAAAATCAAGACAAGGCAGCACTGAGAGTACCACTCGACATTGGTGCTAGTGTTCGTCAGTTGATCGTTCTAACTGTCCTCTTTGGAACAATTGCTGCTCCGTTCATTCTACCATTCTTTGGTGTACCTACCTTGGTTGAAGTTGATACGGTATCACCAGAAGCTATGTTTGGACTAGTTCCAGAGACAACCAAGAAATTCTTCGTAGAGGTGAATGGATTCCTCTATACATCGGAGAATAGACAAATTCTTGTGTCTATTGTTGGATTCTACTTCGGCACTGCCGCCGCAGGGAGGAAGTCATGAAGAAAATATGGAAAATGTTCATTGCTATTCTTTCTATTTCTGTTTTGATAGCCTTTGCTAGTTGTCAATCCGTTGCACCAGAAATTGTCCCAGATAATACTGCTGACTCGGTTATCATGATGGATATCAAATCCAAGATTGAACAAGGAAAAGAAGTACGCAAAGATAACTCATGGTTATGGTGGTATGCGCCGGTTCTCTTCCTCGTTGTCGCCTGGGGCATCAAAGAGTTCTTCCTCAAGAAAGAACCAGATGACTGTGACGAAGATGAAGATAAGAAAAAACTACTTACTGAAGATAATAAGCCACAATGAAAACTTTCAAACAATATCTGTACGAGCAAAATATTGATGAATCTTTTTTTAGAAAAGCCGGTAAAGTAGGAGCAGTTGCTGCTCTTGCCTTGGCATCGTGTGGAATCGGTGGATGTGGAAAATCGTCACAATCTAGTGGCGTTCCAACTGGAACTAAAGTAGTTCAGGGCGGGGGAGATTTAGATGATGAAGGTCCTGGGGGAATGACAACTACTCCAAAATCAACTAATGTAAAAACAAAAACATTTCATAAACAACAAGGAAATAAGACAACAACCGGATCAATAACTATCGATGATTCAAATGCTCTTAGCGGAGCACATGGAGCCAAAGCACAACAGCAGGCAAGAGATATGGTTAAACAAGGGGCCAGGGGTGCAGCTGGTGGAGCCGGGGTAAGACCTTAATTTGATTCTTTCATAGAGTAGTACAGAATCTTACAAATATAAAAAGCATCAACTATATCAGATACTGGATTAACCACTCCAGTTCTATTTGGAGTCATTATATCCTTCAATGAGATGAATGTCTCCTTGACAAAGGATTCATACATTCCTTCTTTGTCTGAATTTCCCTTTCCGGTTGCCATCTTCTTTACATGTGAGGGTTGAACTATTTCTAATGGAATAGAGTTTTGCCATAACTTATATTTCAGAATGCCAGTGTTCTCAGCAATGTGAAAAACCCTACCCTGTGCATTATAAGCATAACCTTCAAGTGCAACCTGCTCGCAACCCATACAAATTCGCATAACCCATTCTGAAATAGTGTCATATCTTTCGCAGTCCTGATCATATTCAGAGAAGTTCTCTCCGTATATGTTATTCAAAAACACCGTGGCATTCTTCTTAACATCAGTCAAGAAATAAAATGTGCAATTCTTGAAGCAAAACTCCTTCTCGGTGTTTGCTACACATATTGCAGGCCCATTCAAACTATAGTCAATGCCAGCGATTATTCCCATGTAGATATTTATAAACGCAAAACCCCCCTTGCGGGGGGTCGTGTGTTCGGATAACCTACACTAATTATTTAGTCAAATCAACAAGTTCACATTTATCACCAGAGCAGGCATATGTTTGTGTTCCGGCGGTATTGTCTTCCTTCTCGTACTTGACTAGATCACCCCACTGAACTACTGGCATCTTGCTGAGAAGTGCTTCGTATTCTTGCTTGGTGCAATCCTGATAAGGTGCTTGCTGATATGTGTGATCAGAGTGTGGTAGGAATGAAATACCACTCACCTCATCAAAGTGCTTGTAAACCCATGCACCCACTTCCATCCATTCATGTTCCTTTACGGTAACAGTGATTGATGGTTTGTGTTCGCACCAGTGCTTCTGGTAGGTCAACCAGAGCTCTAGGTGTTCGATTGCAGTCATGTCGCTACGAGTGACTGAACCTTCTGCCTTCATGGGGAAGGAGAATACCATAGTATGCTCTGGACGCATGACACACGGTTCAGCAGGGAATCCTGCATCGATCATAAACTTACAAAGTGGATCCTTGATGTCTGCACGAACAGTGCGAATGAAGTATTCGTTGTGTCGAGCATGAATACCAGATGCAGCATCAACGAGTTGTGAAACTGTACCTGAAGGTTTTACGCAAGTAATAGAGGCGGCAGGATTTATTCCTAGTTTCTTTGCCCATTCCTTATTAGTAGCAACAGAATCTGCCTTTAATGATTCTAGTAGTACTTCAAGATTTGGATTTTTTCCACGCATGATTGCATTGTCTAGAATACCAGTAAGGGATACACCTAGAAGAGCCTCTTCTTCGCAGTTGTGCTTCCAATCACTAGAAAGGTATGGGAAGTAAGTCATAGACGCTTGCCATGTTCCTAGAATGGTCGCCAGCTGCACCTTACGCTTCAGAGTTTCTGGATTGTCGCTTGGACGAACAACAACCTCTGAAAGATTGCAGAACTCCTTGTCTCGTAGAATTATCTCTGAGCATGGATTTGTTCCGAACTCTTTGGTATGATCTCTACGATCACCTAGTTTGGCAACAGTCTTCTGTGCAGCATCACGATTGAAGATACCACGCTCTCCACTCTTGCTCTTATAGAGAGAAACCCACTCTTCCATGAAAGTGCCGATCTCGGGCTTCTCCTTATATGCAACTGAGTTATTTGCTAGAGCTCGTTGCGGATTGTCAACCCACCACTGACCAGTTTTAGCGTCACGCATCCGTTCATCCGTGAGGTTGGATAGAGAGATAAGTGCTGACCTACGCACTCCTCCGACAACGACAATTTCAGCAATCTTGCAGATGATATCATGACATTCGATGGAAGTAAGTTTTCGTCCCGCAGCTTTCTTAAAAGTGTTGATTGTGAAGTGGAACAGTTCGTCCAAAGGTCTTGGGCCTGAAGCGCGTCCTCCGAAAGTCTTGAGTCGCGCACCAGCAGGACGAATCTTTGATAAGTCCCATTTCGGGATCTGTCCACCAATAAGAAGGGATACCAATTCTCGGTACGCTTTAGCCCATCCTTCTTTAGAATCTTTGACAACAATGACGGTATCGCTTTGAGTAAAGTGTTCAGATATTGTAGGAAGTTTTTCAACATATTGTCTCTCCACGCTGAAACCTACACCAGTGCCGCACATCAGAATATATAGGATTTCGTCAAAGGCACGAACCTTATTGACTGCAACATATGAACAATTGTACCCGGCGGTATTGTCTCTTGCAAGTGCTTCTCCTGCGGTCATTAATGCCCGCATAGATGGCATGATCTCAAGATTTAGAACTGCGCTCTCAAGTTCATTTCGCAAATCTGCCGATAGTTTGTAACCATGCTTTTCCTTAAGATGGTTTGCAAAGAAATCAAAGTAACGGGATACTGTTTCCGCCCATGTTTCTCGTCTCTTTTCTTGTTCTAGCCAGCGCGAATACCGTGAAAGGTGTATAAACTCCTGGTATGGAGTAGGTAACTTAATCTCATTCATATATTTCTCCTTTTTGGATTCCTCTATGGGTTGATAAGGTATTTAGGTAAGTTGTTCCCATGAAACTGGAAACAACGGTGCAATCATTTCCTTTATGGCAGCAGCATATTCACGAATTTCCCACTGTGCATGAGGATCAAGACGCTGCTTACAGACTCTAGCATACGCTGCCAAGGAACCAGTCCACCACCACTCAGTATAAGTACCTTGTGGTAGGACGAATCGTGCTTGTTCTGGTGCAA